GAGTCTGATCAACCACTCAAGCCAATGCTGGCAGTAATTAGGGAGGGACACGCCATAGACCGTGAGGCAATGGAGTTAGTGGAACGAGTGTTTGGTAAGGAGGTGAGGGACCTAGCTAGACATTACACTAGGTCGGGTGCGACATTAGGCTTATTGTATGAGAGTCTGATGAAGTACGACCATTCTGACGTGGCCTGGTCCAGCCTAAGTGATGACGTGAAGCGTCGATTGCAGGAGGCTATGAACGCAGCCTATAAGGTGTTTGGAGTTAAGGGGTTGAAGCCAAAACCACTGAATGAAGTGGCGGTGGAGCCCTCTTCACCAGGCGCCTCATGGCGGTTATATGGCCGATCTGGTAAAAGAACTGACTTCAACGTCTATGCCGAGGGTCTAGCTCGTGCGGAAATTATCTTCCGTAGAGCAATGCGGCGTAAACAGCCCTTCTGTCAGTTGGCGCCCTGTTTGGCTTATCTGCGGACGCAATTGGCAAGGCGTGGCAGTCCGAAGGTAAGGTTAGTTTGGGGCTACCCATTTGAGATCAATCTGATAGAGAGTAGCTTTGCTGAACCTTACCAGGAGGTACTTCTTTCCCGCAATGCGCCAGTACTCCCACGTACCAAAAGATGGGTATCAATGGCGCTGGATCACGTGAAACGGAGTGGAACACCAGTTGGACTTGACTGGTCACGGTTTGATTCAACCGTTCCCAGGTTCCTAATCCGTTTTGCGTTTGGTATCATAAAGAAGGCGTATGGGGCCGAATATGAAGGAGTGCTTGAAATGATTGAGCATTACTTCATCTTCACGCCGATAATGATGCCAGACGGTAGGACATTCATCAAGAGGACAGGCATACCATCGGGATCCAGGTTCACAGCGCTTATAGGCTCAATTGTGAACTGGGTTCTAATCTATGCCATGACCAGAGGTGAGGCGCGTCAGCTCCACACAGTGGGGGATGATAGTCTCTTCGCTCTACCCTACACGGATCAGAAGATCCGTAGAATGCTTGGTGAATGGAAGAGCTTTGCGGCGGCTCTAGGAATGGTCATCAACCCTGATAAATCTGAGATTGGGTCGGATGTTAAGTTCCTAGGTCGTAGACAAAGGTATGGCTCAACCTACCGAGATCCCGGGATACTTCTACTCCATTTCATGTTACCCGAAATGTCTGGGGACAAAATGGAGGAGAGGCTCTTGGGTTTGTTATGGGATTCCAGTTTGAATGACTGGCCCATATTCTCCCTGTATGCGCAATTTGCATTACAGCCAATGGAGGTAAACCCAAGAGAAGTACCATGGCCAATGAGAGTGGCACTTGGCGGAGAACAATTGATATCTGTTGGTGCCATTTTCTCACATGGCTGACTG